TCAATCAAACAAGACCTAATAAGCCACGTAGTTACAACACCGTCTTTGATAAGAGCTTGAGATGTAAGAATGTCTTCATCTTGAGCAGTCATTGCTCTGATTTTTAATGTTTCTCTGTTGTAAAGAGCAGAATCAGGATGGTAAATTACACCTTGTGAAGGCAAAGGCACACTTTCAACTGGCACTTCCCAGCCAAAATCATTTTTCATAATATCGTTTTTAGGCAAATGATTTGCCTGCTCTTTTGTAAATAAACCTGATGACATTCTTACTCCAAAATAAAAAAAGTCTTTACTAAATTGTAAAGACTTTTGATACAAAGTAAATTAAATTTATCTTAGAATTGTAATACACAGTTATCAAATGCAAGAGTAAGTGATATTGTCATGATATCACCGTCACCATAAGATAACTGACCAAAGGTTGCAGTTTTAATAAATGCACCCTTAACGTCCCATAATTCAACAACTGTTCCAACTGGGTCAAGAAGCTTGATTTGAACATCTCTCTTGTAAAAATCAGCATAACCAGAACGACCCGAAACAGATTCGTAATGAGTTCTAATCCATTCCATCACTTGTTGTGCACCTGATGGAGCAATTGGGTCATGAAGTTTAACTGATAAATCACCCATGTCAGCTCGACCAGTTGAAACCTTTCTATAAGAATTGATAAAATCAATTTTCTTTTCACCCATGGTAAATGTGGGTCTGTTAACTTCTGTAATTAAGAATGCGTCAATACCTTCAATTGCCAGAACCCACCTATTAGTTCTTTTTGGTTCGAACTTGTTTGGTAGCATGTCGGTGACTGATAATGTTTCTGCCATTTTTTTCTCCTAAACTTTATAATATATATGTCTATAAAAGAGGTGATCCTGCATTTGTCACAACAAAGTCCAAAGAAACAAATTCTACTGTTCTTGTTGGTTGTAAGAAAATCTTTCCTCTAATTGTGTTGTTTTCAATATCTGCTTGTGTTGTTGTAGTTGTATCAATCACAACTTTATATCTGTCAACACCACTTTGTTCTTGAACTCTCTGAAGAATTGGATTAACAAGTGCAGAAAACTTCTCTAATGTCTCAGTTCTGTTTGGTTCGAAAAGCAATGTGTTAGCAACATTTCTAACTTTTCTTCTAACATCTATAAGTAACCTTCTAACGTTAATTCTATCCAACGCAGATTGGCTCTGGAGCAATGTTTTTTGCCCCCATACTGTAATACCTGTACCTGGGAAAGCAGTAATAGGATTGACATCTGCGTCATATAAATCATCAAGATTTGCTCTGTTTAATCTTACATTTGTCATTTCAACAGCATCTAATCCACCACGAGTAAAACCAGCAGGTGCATACCATGGATGTCCAATTCTATCATTCTGAGAGAAAGCACCAAGAACTGCAACTGAAGGCGGAACCTCAACCAGACCATTTGTTGTTGGGTCTGCAATAGTTACATTTGGAAAATAAGCTGCAGCAAATGATGTATCTAAAACTCTGTTCTTAAAATCATTGACTGTATTTAGAACATGAGGAGTTTGAGTTGAAGATGTAATAACAGTGTTAACTTGGTCTCTCTCTTCAATGTCCATAATGTACATTGCATCAAATCTATTTTCAACAGCTTGAATTGCATAATCAGTAATAGATGTGTGTCTCATACCTGGGATTGCAAGAAGTTGAATATCAACATCAGTTTTGGAACCCATAATATCAACTGCTTTTCTAAATGAAGCAACAGTAGAGCCAAATCTTCCGCCTTGATTTGCTTCATCATCAATTTCTCTTTTAGCTGCAGTATTTGTAAGCTTGTATTGGTCAACATCAAAAATATTTGTTCCGTTAAAACCACCTTGTAATGGGAATGTAAACTTAGCAAATCTTCTATTTGCAACTCTATCTAAGTCACTAACTCTAAATCCACGAGTCTTGTTAGCTGCGTTTGCTGAAATATCGCTTGTTGCATTTCTAACCAATGAAGCACTAACCCAATATTCAGCATCAGCATATCCATCAGAGCCAGTTCTTACCTGAATCTTCTCAAGACTGAATTGATTGTAGTTGAATAAATCACAATCAACAACCCCACCATTAATATTTGCTGCACCTGGATTATTACCAACAGCAAAACCAGTTGTGTCTATTCTATGTTCTGGGAAGTGTTTAACATATGTAATCAAACTATCATCAAAAAGGCCAGTTTTGTTTGGCTCTGTAATCGATGTTTTTCTTGTTGATTGTAATCCCCAGTAAAGTCTAGAATCAACCCTCTTGTTGAGTCCAGTTCCAATTGCTAAGTTATCTCTATATGGTACAGGTGGTTCAACGATTCTTTGAGTTAAGTCTGTTGAAGCATAGAGTGAATCTACTTGAGGAGCAAGGAAAGAACCGGAGGTAACCAAATGAGTCAAACCTCTGAAACCAAAAGGTAATGCTTCATCAGGAACTTCCTTCTTCTTGAGTGCGTCTGATAATTCAACTCTAATAAATCTTGACCTAACAGGATGTGTTCCATCAACAACAATCTTTTGAGATTCTTCATCATTGTCAAAATTAAAGAAAATATGCTGGTCGCCAATTGCTCTTCCAACAAATCTATCAGCGCCTGGGTCTAAACTCAACCCTCTAAATGATTCTAGAACAACTTTTTCATCATCAGTGTCATCAAATCTTCTAACTACTAAATCAAATGTTCCGAATTTATTAATATCAGATGTAGAATTTCTCAAGTTCTCAATTGATATCTTGTATTGAGTTGCAGGACCTTCACCATCTGAAAGTGCATGAACTCTAAAAAGACTATAGGGCGAATTACCAAATCGCTGAGAGATTACATAAGGTGATTTAGCAGTTGTAAATCTATCTTTGAAATCCTCATAATCAGGTACATTACCATAACTTACACTTGAATCGGCTAGCGAAGAAACAACTGAAGAAGTTAATAACAAAGCAATATCTTCTTTTGAACTGTCTCCAACGCCCTTAGAATAAGCACCAGCTGTAATTGCACCTGAACCTGTCACGGTTGCGAGTGTTGGATAAATATCGTATTGTCCATAAAGAAGATGACCTTCTGATTCAAGTTTAAGCGGGTCTTTGTTTAAAACGTTACCAAAGTAATTTGTAGCTGTCATATCAAATGAAGCTGTAATTGCTGTTGGTTTAGCAGATGTTCCCTTGTAACCGTTTAGTAGCATTACAAATTCTTGAGAAGCAAGAGTTAAAGAACCTGTGAGTGCTCCTTTTTGACCTATCAAGTCTCCGTTAGCAGCAATAGCAGTATCAGTATTTCCAGGTTTGTCAGAATCGTTATTATTACCGCTTAAGTGAAGAATAACACCACTTGGAGCAAGCAGAACTCCTCTTAAGATTGGAACTGCATTTGCAGAATTTTGAATGCCTGCTGAGCTAAAAATAGTAGAGCCATTAGATTCTGACATAAGTGCGCCAAGAAAGTATGTTCTACCAACTGTAGCAGCAGAAGCAGATTCATTAGCATAAGCGTTATCTCCGATAAGACCATTATCTTGAACCTGTTGACCTCCAACAAAAAATCCAGCATTTGTAACAACACCAGAGCTGGTTCTCTTTTTGCCGTCACCCGCCCCAAGAATTCTTAAGTAAGTAACAGCTCTTGCATTTTTTAGCCACTCATTGACTGCAAGTGGTCCAAATTTCTCTCCATCAGTTTCGCCAAAAACTGATACAAACTCTGAAAAGTTTGCAAAAGTAACAGGCACAAAAGCAGGTCCGCCAACCGATGTTCCAATAACACCAGCAGGAATACCTTGTGGGCCCGTAACAGAAGGGCCAGAAAGGTCAATCTCTCTTGTGCTCACACCTGCTGATCTGAATGTTAATTCTGCCATCTAAATCTCCATTGAATATTCTTAAATTTAATTATATCTTTACTCAAAACTTACACCTGAATTTGTGATAATGAAGTCCATTTGAATAAATTCAACAGCTCTGGTTGGAACCAAGATGATTGTTCCGTTTAGCTTGTTGTTTTCTACATCATTTTGAGTGTTGTTTGATGAATCCATAACAACCTTGAACTGGTCAATACCTTGCTGTGACTGAATTGTAGCCAATAGTGGTGTAACCTGTGAAACGAATCTTGCTCGTGTTGCTGGCGTATTCTGCTCAAAGATAATTCTATTACCAACTTCAGAAACCAATCTTTTTACTTCTAGTAGCATTCTTCTAACGTTAACTCTATCAAGAGCAGATTTGTTTTGCTGAAGTGTTTTTTGTCCAAAAATAACAAAACCACCATTCGGGAAGTTAGCAATTGGATTAATTCTAGCTTCGTATAAGATATCTCTGTCTTCCGTATTAAGTCTTATCTCTGTGTTAATAACATCACCTAGGGCAGCTCTGTTAAAGCCAGCAGGAGCAAACCAGGGATACGCTACAGAATCATTATAAGCTATAGCACCAATTGCTGCAATTGAAGCTGGCATGTTTACTGCTTCATTATTAACTGGGTCATTCTTAATAACATCTGGGAAATAAGCTGCAACATAATTGTTGTCAATAGCTCTTCCTTCAAATTGCTCAACAGATTTTCTAACATTAGGCCTGGTTGTAGCATCGTCATAAAGAATAACATTGTCATCGTTGTATGCAGGAATATCCATGAGATAGATTGCTTTGCTATAATCTCTTGTAAGGTCTGAGATGTAATCAGTTACAAAGCTTCCTCTAATACCAGGTACTGCAATAATATTTGCTCTAGATGATAATTCATCTGTAATTACTCTTCCCGCAGTTCTATATGATGAAACAATATTGTTTTCAACACCAATACCTGCAGCAGTGCTGTTTAATAAATTTTCAGAACCAGCAGCAGCAGAAGCAGCTTTACCACCTGTGTCAACAGAAGCTGCTTTATCGTTCATTAATCTTTGATCTCTATCAAAAATATTGAGACCATCAAACCCACCATAAAAGAAGTTTGTAAACTTTAAATAATCAGTAAACTTGTTAAATGTTGGGACAGCTCTCATTTGCGGTGATGTATCTGTTTTGTCAATTTTATTTGTAATAAGCGATGCAAGAGTTAATCGATTTGTACCACCATCATCAATTGTCATGTTTGGAAATGATAACAATCCATTTCTAATATAAGTTGCTTCTCTAATGTGCTCTGCAGCTGTTCCTGTAATCTCAGTCTTGATTGCTGTTGGCAAGTCATGAGTTGTATCACTTTGAGGATTAATAGCAACCCTTGCAAGTGAAAATTTATTGTTGTTAAATATATCAACGTCAGAACCAGTAACAACAATATCTAGCTTTGCCAAACCTAAGAATTTAGAATAAGAAGCTATCAGTCCGTTAGGCGTGTCCGAAGCATTTGAATACAACACAGAATTACCTAAAGACTCAGTCAAAGGAACTCTTTCAAATTTAACGCCCCAAAAATATCTTGAATCAGCTAGTTCTAATGAACCAGGTGTCCCAGTAATTGAAGGTGATGAACTAACTGCTCCTCTTGTCTGTTTAAATCTAAATGGTACAGGAGGGACAACTGAATAATCTAAATCACCAGCTTCTGAAGCATGAGGTTTGTGATTAAGTCTCATAACACTGTTATTACCTTCTCCGATAATAGTGTTATCATCTGAAAGGGTGCTTGATGTTCTTAGGACGGGAAGACCTCTGAAACCAAATGGAAGTGTTTCCTTAGGAATCTTCTTATCTTCAACATTTGCATTCATTACAATTCTAACGTACTCAGAACGATTTGGTCTTTTTCCTGAAACATTAACTCTTCTTTCAGATTCTGTTTCTGCATCAAAATTGTAATAAAGCTTCATGTCACCAATCTTTGATGCAACATAATTTTCATCAGCTGGATTAAGTGTACACTGTGAAAACTGTTCCAAAACTTTCATGTTGGTATCTGAATCATAAAAGTCTCTAACAAGAACTGTAAATGTTCCGTATGGATCTTTAGGATCAGATGATCTTCTTAAGTTGCTGATTGAAACTTTTACCCTTGTGTTTCCTGCCTCACCATCATCAAGCGATTCAAAGTGAAATAGATCATATTCAACACTACCAAAAGGTTGTGAAATAAATTCTGTTGTTCTTGCAGTTTGATATCTGGTATCAAATCTACCAAATGCTTCACCAAGAGATAAATTTGAATCTCCACTTGTTGGTACTGTTCCGTTTGTACCGGAAAGAACTGCGACAGTTGAATTTGACCCATCGTATAATGCTCTTGCAAGTTCTTTTTCAACTGGAAAGTCTGCATATAAAAGATGTTGCTCTTCAAAAAATCTGTCTGGACTAGTGTTTAATATTTTTCCAATATAGTTTTTATTTGAAGGATCTAATGAGGCCGTATAAATTTTAATCCCAGCATAACCTTCATCATTAGAGAATAAAGAATTACCAGAACCGTCAGTATTGGAAGAAGAAATAACTAATTTGAAAGTTCCTTCAGATTCTGTTCCGTCATATGATTTAATCTTTGCTGAATCATCAAGTGTCGTTCCTGAATATTTTTCATCAAAATTCATAACTTCAAGTCTTGCACCTGAAGCCATCATTACCATACCTCTAATTAATTGAACTGTACCACCAGCTGAAATGTTAAATGTGTCATTATCAGTAAAGATTGGATAACCCACAGATTCCCATTCTGTCGGAACTTCATGCGCAGCTGCAATAAACTGAACGCCACCATTTCTTCTTGGTTCATCGTGTCCTAATCCTGAAACTGCAGCTCCGGAACCGCTTACAATAAAACCAGCATTTTTTACTGTTCCTTTTATTTGCGTTGTATTAATATCTGAAACTGTGCTGTTAGCACCAGCGCCTAAAACTCTAATATATGTCGCAGCAGTTCTATATTGTAAAAATGCATCAACTGCATACGGGCCAAACTTATCTGGATCCAATGTTCCAAATTTTCTTTCAAAATCTACAAAAGAACCTACTGTGACAGGCACAAATGCAGGACCGCGTTGAGCAGTTCCGATAATACCTGCAGGAACACCTTCAATTTCCTGTGATCTTTGTGTCAGGTCAACTTCTCTTTCAAAGAACCCTGGCGATCTAAATGTCTGTTCTGCCATTAATCACTCCTTAAATTACTATCATAACTATCAACTTGTAATCCAATTATCTCTTCTTTCTCATTCATACTGTCTTTCAATTTTATCAACAACTAAACTTGATATTACAGACTCACCAGAACGCTTATTAGTTGTAAGCACCTTTGAAAATTTTACATCATTTTCGCCAGTAAAAGGATTCTGAACATAGTGTTGCAAATCTTCTGAAGATTCGCCTCTTTTTAAATCTTGTAAGTCTTCTTTAGCAGTTAAATCCGTCAATATAAGTTTTTTGTCTCTTTCTTCAGCTCTCTCGGGTTGATTATTAAAAACAACGTCAGTGTTTGGTTCTTCATAACCAAAGTCAATAACAGGTGCAGAAAAATAAGATCTTAAAGAGTTAGGTAATCCTGATATCTTAGGATTTAAAATGTAGCCTGGGACTGTCAAGTTTATTGTATGTTTTATTATTCTCTCAGAATCAGTTAAACCTGAATCAAAATTACTGTTTGCTGTAAATTTATTATCAAAAAATGCAACCAACTCAAACCCATCAGGTGTTTTCATTGTTATTTCTTCGCCTTGCCCTTCAAAACTGGAAATTAAATATTCCATCATATCGTTAGCTTGTGAAAGATATTGTGTCCAAAAAACAACACTATATGAAATAGCAACAAAGTCTGGATAGGGAATCTCAATAATTTCATATATGTTTTTATTTAAATCTTCAGCTAGCGATATTGTACCACCATTTATTGAAAAACTAAGATTTTTGCCATTTTTTCTAGATGCAACGCTACCAGGGACTGCGTTGTTTCCCGGAAAAATAGAATTATCTAAAAAATTTCTTCTTGCGGTTACGTTTTC